CCATTAACCCCTGTTCCAGAGATAGTAATTTTTTGCGTATCAATAGTTCCTGAGCCTAGTTTTACGGCGGTGATTTGATAGGCACCCACATGAATTGACTCAATGGCATTAGTGGCAATTTTAACCGCGGTAATGGCGTTAGCGGCTATTCTATCAGCCTGAACGCCTGATACAGCTATTTTAATGGTTGTAACTGCCCCAGCAATCAAATTATTGGTTAAAACAGAACCAGCGGCTAATTTGCCCGCTACAACAGCCCCAGCAAAAATTTTAGGGCTAGTGATGGCATCAGTTGCAATTTTTGTTTCAGAAATTGCTCCAGCGGCTACAATTGACTCATCAACGGCATTGAGAGCCATTTTAACAGTTGTTACAGCTCTATTGGCTATATTGTTTCCTGAAATAGTACCAGGGGCAATTCCAGAACCATGAACCACACCTTGAAAAATAGACATAATGCCTGCTGGTGTGGTGGCGTTTAATCTGCCACCGCGATACCACACAGCTCCATCAGTTCTTTTTGTGCTTACTTCAATTGTACTTTCATCTTGAAAAGCCATATTAATATTCTAAAATTTTTGATTCTAATTTTAATACTTGAGTCATTGCTCCTCCACTAAAACTATTCCTTACTGACGACACAAATAAATCTTTTGTAATTCCACTATAACTATCCTGAACCCTAACCACATCTCCAGCTCTAATAGCCGGATTGCCGACAACATCAATTTCTAGGAATGTTAATGGATTTCTTTTTTCAATAATTATTCTTTTTGCCAATGCTTCCGCACCATCAATATCCTGCATAAAATCATTTTCTATGTCTAAATTTCTATCTCTATAAAGACTAATCGAATCAGTATCCTTAACCTCTATTTCCATTTCTTGAAGTATTGTTGCCGGTTCTCCCTTGACTTGAAAGAAAGTTAAATAGACAGGAAGAGTTGGATGCGTGTTGGTTATACGCATGGTAGCTTTTTTAGCGAAAGGAGTAAAATCTGAGATAGTTAGATAACTCGTTAAGTCAGTACCGCTTCCGTCACTTTCACTATTCCCGAGATAATCAATATCTGATACTGGCTCATTAATAACATTACATGGGTCGTCAACTGTTATTTCATAATCTAAATATTCTCCAACCGGAATTATTTCATATCCTTGTAATATCCAAATTATTTGATTTGGTTGCAATTCTCTAGGTTTGGCAACAACTTTTACATGATTAATTATTTTTTCTGATGACACTTCAAAATCTAATTTTGTCATGTTGCTATCAAACGAAAAATTATATAAAGCTGTTTTATTATTTTTATAATGGTCCCTATTCCAAAATCTTAATATACCATCAGTGTCAAAAAATATTCTTCCATTTTCTGCCTCTGCCACTTCTTTCATCCACCACCAAATACTTTCTTCATCATTAAACCAAACAAATGGGATAGTAAGTAATCCTTGTTCAAAACTATATTCAGTAATACCTAATCCGGCTGCTAAAGCTAAATATTCTAGCAATTCATCAGTTCTTTTGTTGGCATACATAATTGATGGAGCAGTCATTTCCATTAGTTTCGATGACAAATCAATGCAGTGAATTTTTATAATTTCTTCATTTAAGTCGGGCACTAATCCTTGTGTTAATCCGCCAAAAACTCTTTGATAACCAACACTTCCCGATGCGGTAACTCCCTGCAATGAAAATCCTAAATCAAACACACTTGGTCTATTTGGAAGAATTAAATGATTAATGTATTCATCAACATCAAAAAAATCAGTTGCAGTTGCACCTCTCTCTACCATGCCATCATCAGCATATAATTCTGAACCTGATTGCAATTCAATCATTGCTTTTAATGATGCTGTGCCACTAGGCACAACTAATGATACCTGTGAACGTGCCCAGCTTCCGGTTAATGCTATTGACCCCTCAATATTAGAGGCAAGTAATCCATTTATAAAATCACTACCACCAGAATTTGTTGTATCAAAGGCAAATAAGCGAAGAGCAGCATTTCCATTTCCACTCATATAAATAGAAAATACCCAATTTTCATCTTGATTTATATATTCCTCACCTAAGCCTGATGCAATATACATGTTATCAGAAATTAAACTGGAAGCGGCTGAATTTAATTTATAGCTTCTTATTCTGCTTCTGTGCTCGCTAGTATTAATTGCTCCTGAGCCGGATATTAATGTCCAATAAGTTGGAGTGGCATTTAATTCAAAACTTGGATTTCTTAATTTATTTTTAAAATCTTTTGGCAAAAATCTTTCTGTAGTGTTATCTAAAATTATATCAGCTTCCATGGATACTGATTCTCCAACAGCCCCTTCTAATTCTTCAAATGTTTCAACACTCATTAAAAAATCAGTTTCATTACTATACTGATAACCATCGGCAGTCAAATTTCTAGCTCGGTCCCATGAAAAATATCCCCTCGCTTTAGGAAAACGAGAGGAAGCATCAACCGCTGTATCATAATCAACTATGATATTTCCTTTTGATTGTATAGTTTTACTAGGCATAAATTAACCTTCTTCTCGCAAAGTAATTGCTACATTCGCGAGATAATTAGGATTTCCCGCCACAAAACTGCGGGCATCAATATCTACAAAAACGCTTCTGTCTTGAATATCTACTTTACTTGAATCAACTACCGTAAAAACAACAGGATTTCCTAATTCGTATAAATTATAAAGATTGTCATAATCAGCAGCACTCATGTAAGTATAATTTATAATCCATACTCTTTTTACAGCCCGAACAGAACGCCTTACTTTGCCGCTTAATGTGACAGTATCCGCCCCGAGCATTTCATTAGCCTCGCGAAAACCATTTGGATTGTCTAAGGTGACTCCACCTAATGTTGCCCAACTCATATTGTTCTAATGTTTAAAGCAGGTCCGCGGCGATTGTGGTCTTGCTGGATAGTCTGTTCGATTAATCTGGCAAATGCACGTTGTTCGCCAGGAGTAGCAATCATGTTTCCAACTTTAAATTCAAAATTATTATTAATATTAACACCACCACCACCGCCTCCAGATGTCATTCCTGATGTCTGGGTTTGACCATCTAATAAATTAAATAATTCACTTTGTTGATGGCGATTCAAAATCATCTCTCTACCATGAGCAATGACTGGAACTGATTGGCTTACTCCACCAGGAACAATTCCACCGGTTTGAAACCATAAAGCATTTGATATTCTTTCAGCTAACATACCGCCTGTGTTCCTAATCGAACTACTAACCATGCCTGGTAAATTTGAAAACCAACTTCCAATATCTCTCATTAATTGCCAGACCCAATTTTGAAAATTTCCATATATTGAATCAAAAGCACTTCGTATTGCATTTTCAATATTCCATAGATTATCTTTTATTATTTGTGGTAAATTACTAAACCAACCACCAATATCTCTCATTAATTGCCAGACCCAATTTTGAAAATTTCCATATATTGAATCAAAAGCACTTCGTATTGCATTTCCAATATTCCATAGATTTTCTTTTATTATTTGTGGTAAATTACTAAACCAACCACCAATATCTCTCATTAATTGCCAAATTTTAGTTTGAAACCATCCATACATATTTGAAAATTTATCCCAAACAGCACTTCCTATATCGCCAATACTATTAGCTATTCTCCATGGTAGCTCGCCAAACCAACTAGCAATACTTCTTACAATCTCTGGAATTTTATAAGAGACAAAATTAGACACGTCAGAAAATACATCTCTGATAACACCTGTGACTCCGCTGAGTGCCCATGCTAAATTACTCGGTAAACTTCTGAATGAATCTACTATTTGATTTTGAATTTTATCCATATCAAATATATAGTCGAATGGATTAATACTCGGCATTTTCTTTAAGGCATCTATCATTATCTGAACTGGATTAAATTTATTAAATTCAACTAGAAAATCAGTAAAGCTAACATCAAAAATCAAATCAAACATAAATGGAATTGTAGCACTGATTGCAAATCCTAATAATGCTCCAGGAGGACCAGCAATTAGGAATCCTCCTATTGCTCCAGCTAATCCTGTTAAGAAACCATTTTTGATACTATCTTGTATACCACCTAACGCATCATCTAATTCTGTCATTTGAGTGGAAAATTCAAAGCCAACTTTTATAGCCGCCTGATGGTCTCCCATCTTTCTTAAATTATCCATTGTGGTTAATGTTGATTCTAAGGCAGAATCAATATTGCTTGTGATTTCCTGATTTCCTTTCCAAAATTCAAATACTGTTTTGATAATATATGTAACGCCGACAACTGCCGCGGCAACTCCAAGGTTAGTTAATAGGATTCCCAACTTGCCAACATTCATTAACAAACTTGCCCACTTAAAATTATATAAAGCACTCAACCACTTAAATATTTTTGCACCAGCTAATACACCACCCACCCATAATACTACATCACCTAATTTTTTAGCCTTTTCAGTAAGTTCCTTAAAATTATCTCCTATATCAGAACTCATTCCTCCAAAGTCAGATGCACCGGCTACTATGCCCGCTAAATCTAAATTGGGTAATGCGGCACTTGCTCCAGCCATCATTCCAGCGGCTCCAATATCAAGACC